CGTGATTTTGTCTTTTGCATCTATCCATGTCACTACTTTAACACCATGTTCACCCTTGTTGACTTGTCTACCTAGGGCTTTCCATGCGTTATAGGTGAAAACATTTTCTCTAGGGATTATGTCACTAGGGTTTATTCCCTTTGCGATAAAACCCGTCATGATGCTAGGGTAATTCAGTAATGAATCACCATTTTTAGCCCTTTGTAGGCTTTCCAATTGTTGCAGTTGTTTATCCATCATTAACACCTATTGAGTTGATTGTTGAATCACTGATTATTTTGAACCAGTGCCTATAATATAACATTCTGTACGACACTATGTAATCAGTACTTACCCTAGTTTTCCACTAATAATATCTATCAATTATTCTAGTTAATAGGTTTTCACTATTTAACATAATGTGATATTCGGTGACTGCCTGTGGTGGTGCATAGCCCCTACTTACTGATAACGCATTATCATTATCATTAGACTATTGATAACGCATTCTCATTAGCTTATTGATAATCGATTATCGTTAGTGTTATTGATAACGCATTATCATTATCATTTACACAATGTTAGTTAGTGCTTACTCCACGACCATTATGTTAGTGAGTGCTTACTGGGTAGGTTAGTGTGCGCTTACTTGTAAGTGTGTACTTACTTTGATAGGGGGGAGGGGGTAGGTGTGGTGTTGTAAATATTTGTGAACCCTCCTCCGCACACGAAAAGCAGTATGTAGCGTAAGACACAAACAAGTCTGGCTAAATTGTGGAAAGAAGGAATGTTCTGATAAATAAACCCCTAACCCACTTGATGAAGTGAGTTAAGGGATTTGTCAGGATGATGTCCTGTCTTGGTTGCTCAATTCCAAGAATATCTATTGAGATTAGATGGTGAGCCATCTCTTGCCTAACAGAGCCTCAATAGCCACATTGCGTTGTTTGCACCTTGTACCGTCACACATCAGAACGGATTAGTTTTGGCATCCAAGCCAGCACATTCACAATGCAGTCCTCCTGCTCGGTGGGATTGACAATCTTCTGTCCCACAATACTTTGTCAGCCAGAACGTTTCCGTGGACTTTAGGGACTACATCTATCCAAGACTACGACACCTTGAAGACTCGATTTCCTACCCAAAGTTTGCACATAAGCCGATAGACTCTGACAAAGACACCGAAGTGTGCGCCTACTATACAAGAATCTGATTCTCGTGTAAAGTGTGCGCTAACTTCCAAGACGCATGGAGATTGCAGTCCCCAAGGCATTGGGAAACGGTACAGTAGGGTTGCTCCTATGTCAGTCTCCAGCCGTGTTGGTGAAAGCGAAGCTGCGTGGGTTTCTTCCCTTGACCCTTTGCACAGCAGAACAGTGGGCAGTGCAGCGAGTAGCCGACAACACCCCCGGAAGGGGGTCAACACGCATGGAGATTGCAACGGCAGAGTTTGGTTCTGATGCATCCCGTGGGGTTAAGTGAAGTCCCCGCAGTCTCCAGCCGTGTTGGTGTAACTCAGTTGGTAGAGTCATGGGCAGATTTCTGTCGATGCTGTGTAGAGTTGCAACAAAGCACAGTAGGCGAGTCGCTGGTTCAAATCCAGCCACCAACAACCTTCTTCCCTAACTGGATAAAAGATGAACGCTGTAGATGCACTTCCTGATAACCTGAAGAAAAAAGGTCGTCCTCTGAAGGAAGAAGACAACTTGGCGATGCCAAGAGGTCGCCCCCGTGGTACAGGAAAGATGACACTCTCTAAGTACGCAGACAACCCCTCTGCACTCGTCTTACCCAAGACTGAACAACAGAAAATCAAAGAACTCAAAGACCTCCTGATAAACAGTGCTGGTTCTAATGTCGTCATCAAAGCAGTTGAGATTGCCATGAATGATGAACACCCTGCTCAAATGGCGGCACTCAAACTCTGTATGGACAGAATGCTCCCTGTCTCCCTGTTTGAAAAAGAAGGAAAACAACGTTCCGCTGTCAACATCACCATCTCAGGCATAGGTGGTGTCACTATTGGGGAAAACCCTGTCATAGATGCAGAAGATATAGAAAGCAAAGATGTCTGATTTGAACTTCAGTCTCCTCCCTTGGCAACAAATTGTTTTTAGCGACAAAACAAGGTTTAAAGTCATTGCCGCTGGTCGAAGATGCGGTAAGTCACGCCTCTCAGCCGTTACCCTCCTGATTGAAGGACTCCAATGTACTGCTGGCTCTGCTGTGCTGTATGTTGCCCCTACCAATGGTCAAGCAAGACAGATTATTTGGGATGTCTTGATGGAGTTGGGCAGAGAGGTGATTCAGTCAAGCCACATCAATAACATGGACATCACCCTGATAAACGGAGCAAAAATCTATGTTAGAGGTGCAGATCGCCCAGATACTTTGCGAGGAGTGTCACTCACCTACGCTGTGCTTGACGAGGTTGCCGACATCAAACCAGAAGCATGGGAGCAAGTCATTCGTGCTTCGCTGTCAGACAAAAAAGGTCGGGCAATGTTCATCGGAACTCCCAAAGGTCGTAACTTTTTCTATGACATTTTTAAACTCGGAAAATCAGAAACCGACCCCGATTGGAAAAGTTGGCACTTCACCACCAAAGACAACCCCCTGATTGACCCAACAGAGATTGAGTCTGCCAAGAAAACCCTCTCTACCTTTGCCTTCAAGCAAGAGTACATGGCTTCCTTTGACAATGCTGGCTCGGATGTCTTCAAAGAAGAATGGCTGAAGTATGGGGTAGAACCTGACTATGGAAGCTACTACATTGCTGTGGACTTGGCTGGATTTGAGGAAGTTGCTAAACAAGCCGCCAATTCCAAGAAAAGACTAGATCAGACTGCTATCTCTGTGGTCAAGGTGACAGACGATGGGAAGTGGTTTGTCAAAGAGATTGCTTACGGTCGGTGGGACATCAGGGAAACAGCCGCCACGATTCTGCTCAAAATGCGTGAATACCGCCCTTTGTCAGTGGGAATTGAGAGGGGTTCGTTAAAAAACGCAGTTTTGCCGTATTTGAGTGACTTAATGCGGAAAAATAATGTATATTCACACATAGTTGACTTAACGCATGGCAACAGGAAAAAGACAGACAGAATTATCTGGAGTCTCCAAGGGCGGTTTGAGCATGGGCGCATTGTGCTGAACTCTGAGGAAGATTGGGATGAATTCAAAGACCAACTTTTGATGTTTCCAGCCCAAGGCGTACATGATGACTTACCCGACTCTTTGTCATACATCGACCAACTTGCTGTCACTTCATACTTCCAAGATGACCAAGAAGATGAGTGGGAGCCTTTAGATGTAATTTCGGGAGTATAAATGGCAACCAAAAAATTAGACAAAGACGAATACTATCAACCCACTGAGGCTGATAAAGAGTTGACTTCATTCGTTACTGACCACTGCGATAGGTGGAGAGACTACAGAAACACAAACTTCCTACCCTCCTATCTAGAGTACGAGCGTATCTTCCGAGGAGAGTGGGCATCTGAAGACAAGACCCGTGAGTCTGAGCGTAGCCGTATCGTCACCCCTGCCACCCAACAAGCAGTTGAAACCCGCCATGCCGAAATCATGGAAGCTATCTTTGGTCAAGGCGAGTTCTTTGACATTGAAGACAACATCCGAGATGTCAACGGCAACCCCATTGACATTGAGTTAATCAAAGTTCAACTGAATGAAGACTTCAAGAAAGACAAAATCAGAAAAGCTATCGACCAGATCGAATTGATGGCTGAAATCTATGGAACAGGCATAGGTGAGATTATTGTCAAAACTGAAAAAGAGTATGTCCCTGCCACCCAACCCATCCCCAATATGCAAGGACAGGCGGCAATTGGGGTCATGGAAAGAGACAGGATTGCAGTCAAGATCATGCCTGTCAATCCCAAGAACTTCCTCTTTGACCCCAACGGCACATCCATTGATGACTGTATGGGCGTAGCTATTGAGAAATATGTCTCAATCCACAAGGTTGTTGAAGGAATCGAGAGAGGCATCTACCGCAAAGTAGACATCACGCCCACCTACGAAGACACCGATCTTGAACCTACCCAAGAAGTATCGCAGTACCAAGATGAGAAGGTATTGCTGTTGACCTACTACGGGTTAGTACCCCGTGAGTATTTGAACAACTTAGAAGAAAACAAGGACATTGTTGAGTTGTTTCCTGACAATTCCTATGCCGAGGACTACACCGATATGGTGGAAGCCATTGTTGTGATTGCCAACGATGGTTTATTACTCAAGGCTGAGGAAAACCCTTACATGATGAAGGACAGACCTGTTCTGTCCTACCAAGACGATACTGTTCCTAACCGTTTATTGGGTCGTGGCACAGTGGAAAAAGCATTTAATATGCAAAAAGCCATTGATGCACAGACCCGTAGCCACTTAGATTCACTGGCATTGACCACTTCTCCCATGATTGCGATGGATGCAACTCGTCTTCCAAGGGGTATGAAGTTTGAGATCAAGCCCGGAAAAGCTATTCTCACCAATGGCAACCCGTCAGAGATTCTTTATCCATTCAAGTTTGGTCAAAGTGACCCCAACAACCTAGCAACTGCTAAAGAATTTGAGCGTATGCTGTTGCAAGCCACTGGAACTCTGGATTCTCAGGGCTTGGTTAGCCAATCTAGCCGTGATGGTGGTGGTATGTCGATGGCAGTAGCCTCCATCATCAAGAAATACAAGCGTACTTTGGTGAATTTCCAAGAAGATTTCTTGATTCCATTCATCAAAAAAGCGGCTTTCCGCTATATGCAGTTTGACCCAGAGCGTTACCCCTCTGTTGACATGAATTTTGTACCTACTGCCACCTTGGGCATCATTGCTCGTGAGTATGAACAACAACAATTCATTGGTTTGTTGCAGACTTTGGGTGCTGAAACCCCTGTTTTGCCGATTTTGCTCAAAGGCATCATTGGAAACAGCAGTTTGTCTAACAGAATGGAGTTGATTGCTAAGTTAGATGAGATGATGCAACCCAATCCTGAAGCACAACAGATGGCGCAGATGCAACAACAGTTGGCGTTGCAAGCGGCACAGGCTCAAATTGCTGTTAGTACTACTCAGGCAGAGCAGAATCGTGCTGAGGCTACCAAATTGTCAGTTGAAGCGCAGTTGTTGCCTCAAGAAATACAGGCTAAGAACCTTTCTTCGATCACCAAGAACTTGCCTAATGAAGATGATGCTAATCAGCGTGAATTCGACAAGAGAGTTAAGATTGCTGAGTTGATGTTGAAGGAAGCTGACATCAAGAACAAGTCTAAGATTGTTGAATTGCAGATGGCAGAGAAAAACAACAAGATTTCAGGCATGGAAGAAGACTTCCTAGAACAATTATCTCGTGAATTAGGTTCTGGACAGACAGGAATTCAATAATGGATATTGAAAACCTAGCCAAGGAGTTAATCCTTAAAAACATGACTCCTGAACAGCAGATGGCTGTTTTGGATTCAGTGCGCCAGTCAGTTCTTCAAGCCAAAGAAGTGCAAAAGAAGAAGATTGGTGAGAATGTTGACTTGGTTGTCCAAGCCCTCAAGAAGATTGAATCTGACATTCGTTCTCGTTTTGACGATGTTGGCAATGCCATTGAAAAGCGTGTTGCTTCTATCAAAGATGGTCGTGATGGTATCAACGGCACAGATGGAAGGGATGGCAAAGATGGAAAAGCAGGTCGAGATGGCGCAAAGGGTGATAAGGGTGACGCTGGTAAAGATGGGCGTGATGGAGTGGATGGTGTTGATGGTATTTCTGTTACCTCTGCTCGGATTGATTTTGATGGTAGTCTTATCATTACATTGTCTTCTGGTGTTGAACTCAATGTTGGTGAGGTTGTTGCTCCTGACCTTGCAGAACGCATCAAAGTCATTACTAATGGTGGCGGCACTTCTCAGTTTGTTCTTGATACTCTAGCTTCCCTACAGTCTCAAATTGACAACCTGATTCCTAG